TACTCGACCAGGCGCACTAAACTACGGCGGCGTGGATGATCAAGGCCGTCAGGTTGTGCAGCCATTGCAGACTGGTGCGCGTGTAGACATCGGCATGGAAATGATGGAGCAGCGTCGTCGGGTAATTAACGATGCGTTTTTGATTACACTGTTTCAGATTCTTGTCGAAGCGCCTAATATGACGGCTACTGAAGCCATGCTACGGGCACAAGAGAAGGGCGCGCTACTGGCGCCAACGATGGGCAGACAACAATCTGAGATGCTTGGACCATTGATTGAGCGTGAGTTAGACATTCTAAGTCGCTCTGGTGTGCTGCCACCTATGCCTGAGGCACTGGCTGAACGTGGTGGTGAGGTTGGCATTGAGTATGTCAGCCCATTGAACCGTTCACAGCGAGCTGAGGAAGGCGTGGCTATCTTGCGTACACTTGAGTCTGTCGTGCCATTGGCTCAGATTGACCCCAGCGTGATGATGATCTTTAACCCAGAGATGATTGCCCGTGAGTTGGCAGAGATCAATGGCGTACCTGCCAAGATCCTACGCTCTAAGGAAGAGGTTGAGGCCATGAAAGCCCAGCAAGCAGAGCAGGCTGAGATGCAATCACTGCTGCAAGCTGCACCGATTGCGGCCAACAGTGCCAAGACATTGGCTGAGACTGCTGCGTTATCTGGGCTACAACCCGCTGCATTGCCGTCATGAAAGACTTGTTAGCAAAGTTACGTCGCAGACGCTATGCCTATCGCAGGCTATTTCTTGGTGAGGACGGGCTAAATGCCGACGGCCAGAGAGTACTGGCTGACTTGGCTAAGTTCTGTCGTGCCAACAGTAGCACTGCGGTGGTGTCACCAATTTCTCGATCAGTCGATCCGATTGCCACGGCTATGGCCGAGGGTAGAAGGGAAGTCTGGTTGAGGATAATGGCGCATCTTTATCTTGAGGATCGCGTAGTAATTAACCTAAACGAGGAAGAAAACAATGGATGAGCAAGGGTCAGTTCAATCTGGCAACCCTGATGTTGGTATGCAAGCCACACAGGGCGGCCAACAAGAATCCTGGTATCAGGCGTTTCCAGAAGAAGTGCGTGGTTTGGTAGAGACAAAGGGCTGGCAATCACCAGTCGATGCAATTCAGTCGTACACAAACCTTGAAAAGTTCCTTGGTGCAGACAAAGCAGGTCGCGGTCTGGTTGTCCCCAAGGATGATGCTGGCGCAGATGAATGGTCGCAAGTCTATGACCGTCTTGGTCGTCCCAAGGACCCTGCTGACTACAAGTTGCCAGTTCCAGAAGGCTCAGACGGGGCATTTGCCCAAGAAGCTGCCAAGACATTCCATGAGTTAGGGCTGACTGCCAAGCAAGCGCAACAGTTGACCGAGTGGTTTAATGACAAGTCAGCAGGTGCAATGGCATCGCAACAGACCGAGACTGCCCAGTCTGCGGAAATGCAGATGAATGAGTTACAGCAGGAATGGGGCAAGGAGTTCGATTCCAATATTGAGGCTGGTCGCCGTGCTGCCAGACAGTTTGGTGTGGGCGAAGAGATGCTTAACAAGATGGAAGGCGCTATCGGCACGAAGGAAATGCTCAAGTTTTTTGCCAATGTAGGCAAGGGCATGGGTGAGGACGGGTTTGTCGAGGGCGGTGGATCGGGTAAATTTGGTATGTCACCAGAGGCTGCACGGGTTCGCATTAATAATTTGAAAGGCGATGCGAGCTGGACGGCCAAGTATTTGGGTGGCGATGCGGGTGCAAAAGAGGAGTTGGCTAGATTAATGAGAGCAGGGTATCCAAGCTAATGGATATTGCACAAATTAAACTAGAGTGTATAAAATTAGCACATCGCAATGATTTATTACCCAATGATGTTATTAATCGTGCGAAAATGTACGAAGAGTATGTTCTGGATAACTTGGAAACAAGCCCAGTGGCAAGGCGGGGAAGGCCGCCGAGAAATAAACCTGCTTTAGTGGTTAGAAATGACCCCGAGTAATCGGACAAGTCTTTCGGCAAATTGTTTTTATTTATTCAACTTTTTGTGGAGGACTTGAATCATGTCATTCAACGTCACAACGCACTTCGTTCAACAATATACAACGAACGTGCAACTGCTGTTACAGCAGAAAGGCTCTAAGCTCCGTAACACTGTTACGGTTGGTTCTTACACTGGCAAAGCTGCCAAGGCCATCGAGCAAGTCGGTCCAGTCACAGCTCAGAAGCGTGTTATCCGTCATGGTGACACACCGCTGATCTCGACTCCCGCTGATGCACGTTGGGTTTTCCCAGTCGATTATGAGTGGGCAGACCTGATTGATGACCAGGACAAGCTGCGTATGTTGATTGATCCCCAATCTTCTTATGCTCAGAACGGTGCTTATGCACTGGGACGCGCAATGGATGATGAGATCATTGAGGCATTCTTCAGCGTGGCCAAGACTGGTGAGAACGGTTCTACTAACACCAGCTTTGGTTCTAACCAAGATGTATCCGTGTCAACGGGTTCGACTGGCGCAACTGGCTTGAATATTTCCAAGCTGCGTGAAGCCAAGAAAATCCTTATGGCAAACGAAGTGGACATCGACAATGACCCCTTGTTCTGTATCATTACGGCACAGCAACACGACGATTTGTTGAACGAAGCCCAGGCAATTTCGCTCGATTACAATACCCGTCCGGTATTGGTTGACGGCAAGATTACTGCTTTCATGGGTTTCAACTTCATCCACACCGAGCGTTTGCCTGTTGATAGTTCGAGCTTCCGACGTGTTCCGGCCTTTGCTAAGTCCGGTATGCACATGGGTTTGTTCAACGACATCTCTACCATGATTTCTGACCGTGCTGACAAGGGTTATGCAACCCAAGTCTACGTTAAGGGAACCTTTGGTGCTACTCGCACCGAAGAGGGTAAAGTTGTTGAAATCAAGTGCGATGAATAAGGGGAATACAAATGGCTCAAACTTTCGCTCCTGAAGTCGCTGGTCTTGGCACTGTTCCTTCCACCAATTCATTTGGTGGTGTACAAGGTGGTCGTGTCCGTCGTTTCCGTGCAACTGTCCCGTTCGCTGGACAGGATATTGCGGATACGGTGGTGTTGGCTAAAGTTCCTGCTGGCTCTACGTTCGCTTACGGCGTTGTTAACAATACCGCTACCTTTGGTGCTTCGGCTACCATTGCAATCGGTGTTGCTGGTGCTGCTGGCAAGTATCGTGCCGCTGCTGTCCAAACCGCGACTGGTCCCCAGTTGTTTGGTCTGGCCACTGCTGCTGACGATGTACCGTTGGCTGTTGAGGAAACCGTTATTTTGACGGTGGCTGCGGCAGCATTGCCTACCAGTGCTGAATTTGCAGTGATTGATCTGTACTTCTCTGCACCGTAAGGTGTTAAGGCGGGGGGCTTAGGCTCCCTGCCTATTCTTGGGGATTTTCATGGCTACACCACATTATTTTGGCATTGAGCTTGGTCTGTCATTGGACACTGTGACGGATGGCGCTGCGAGCACCACCAAATCAGTTGAGTTGGTTGTCGAGTTAGATGACGATCCAACCAAAGAGCAAGTTGTCGTTGCCTTACAAAATTTACGCGATTACATTCTGCAAAGTCCTTGGCCACCTGCTTGAGGTGAGTCATGACTTCACAGGTTGATATTGCAAACCGTGCATTAACCAAACTCGGCGCAGCTAGGATCATTTCCTTTGGGGATGATAACAAGCAGTCACGGGCTGTTTCTTCTATGTTTGACATTGTGCGAGATGCTGAATTGCGCTCGCACATTTGGTCGTTTAGTGTCAAGCGAGCATCACTGGCGGCATTGATCTCAACGCCAGACTGGGGCTATTCGTTTGAGTACGAGCTACCATCAGACTGTTTGCGGATAATCCAAGTCAACGATGTATACAACGGGCCATCAATGGATGATTACCGTAATGCACCGACGGCTGATTACTCGCTAGAAGGCCGCAAGATACTGACTGACTTTGGTTCACCCTTAAAAATTCGCTACATTGCGCGGCAAACAGACACAACCCAGTGGGATTCCCTCTTTGTTGAGGCATTGGCGTGTCGGCTGGCAATGGAGCTGGCTGAAGATTTAACGCAGTCGAACACCAAGCGCGAGCTGGCACAAACTGAATATGTGGCTGCGCTACGGGCGGCTATTCGTGCAAGTTCAGTTGAGCAACCTGCGCAAGATATGCCTGACAACTCTTGGTTGTTGAGCAGGCTATGACAACTAGGGTTAATGTTGGCCGCGAATCACACACTACCGATGCCCGTTTTGTTGCATTAACACAACAAACTAGGGATGATAAACAGGTAGCGGTAAGCGTATTTGATCCGCTGTGCATGATCAGCACCAAAGAGCAAAACCTGCGCGATGGCAAATCGTTCTATGTGTTTTCTGCACGGTTGACGGGTAACTTGTTGGCAGACAGCGGGACTATTGATGTTGTTGTTACGCCAAACCCGAACACAAACGTCTGTCTTAATGCCACTGTTCAGTGCGGAGGCAATGCTGAGTTTTATGTGCATGAAAACGTCACCAATGTTACGGGTGGCACAATCTTTATACCTATCAATCGCAACCGTCGTTCCACCAATGTCAGCCAGGTTGGGGTGCTTATCCAGCCTACAGTTACGCTAAACGGCGTGATTTACGAAGAAATTGTATTGGGCGGCTCGGGTGGCAATGCGTCTGGCGGCGTTGTAGACGGCATTGATTACATTCTTAAGCCTGATGTGTCATATTTGTTTAGACTTAAAAATGTGTCTGGCCAAGCTCGATTGGCTGAATTGCAATTAACTTGGTGCGAACCGACATGAGCAAAGCATCACCGATTCAAACCAGTTTTAATGCGGGTGAACTGGCTCCCTCGATGGATGGCCGTGTTGATCTGGGCAAGTACGGGTCTGGATGCAAGCGGCTACAGAACTTTATCCCCATGATTCAAGGTCCGGCGCGTCGGCGTTCAGGCACTCGGTTTGTTAACGAGGTCAAGAATAGCTCTCAGCGTACTTGGCTGGTGCGTTTCGAGTTTAGTGAAACGCAAGCCTATATCCTAGAATTTGGTGACCAGTACATCCGGTTTTATATTAACTACGGCCAGGTGCTGTCGGGCGGATCAACATACGAGATTGCGTCTCCATACGCAGCGGCTGATCTGGCCAACGGCAACGGTACGCTACGATTGCGCTATGTGCAGTCGGGTGACGTTATCTATATCGTTCACCCAAGCTATGCGCCACGAAAGCTGGCTCGATTTAGTCCAACAAACTGGACGTTAACTGAGGTTGACTTTATTGGTGGACCGTTTCTGGATATTGACCCAGACGAAACCACAACCGTGTTTGCATCAGCATCGACAGGCACGGTGACAATCAAAGCGTCAGCCAATATTTTTGCTGCCACAGACATTGGCACTCGGTTATTAATCGAAGCCAATGACGGCGGCGGCATTATCCCGTGGGAAAGCCAAAAGGACTTTGGAGCTGACGTTAACCCATTTGGGCAGCGTCGCAGATCTGACGGCAAGATCTATGTGTGCGCAACCAACACAACGCCTGCTGCGGGCAATGCGGTCTACACTGGATCTACCAGACCAACCCACACAACTGGGACGTTTAGAGACGGTTCTGGCACGATTACAGGCACATCTTTGGATGGCAACATTGGTGTGGACTGGACATACGAGTCTTTAGACTACGGAATTGTGCGAATTACTGGCTTTACCAGCGCAACAGAGGTCACGGCAGTCGTTGAGTTAACACTGCCATTTAACGTGGTCTATACGCCAGCAGGGTCATCGCAAAACATCACATCCATTGCTGCCAATGTAGCTAGTGAGGTTCGAGTTACATTGGCTGGCCACGGCTATACAAGTGACGACACAATTAACGTGTCGATAAATGCTGATTATGACTACACATACAACGATGATTCGGTATCTTGCGGTGGCACGGGCGGCACACTAAACGGCTCAACAAACCTAAACACGGCTGGCACATACGCCATTTATGTCATTGATGCCAATACGTTTGACGTTGTCGGCCTTGCGTTTCCAACTACCAAAACGGTTAATTACACATACCAAGATGATTTAGGGTCTGGCTGCGAAACAATCGACGATACCGCAACAGGCACATACGATGCGTTTACAACTGGCACGGTGCAGTTACTGGCTAGTGGCTCGGCAGCAAATATCACACCAAGATGGGCGTTTAGTCGGTGGTCGTCGGTTAGGGGTTACCCTAGTCAGGTGGCGTTCTTTCGTGAGCGATTGGTGTTTGGTACGGGGCAGATTATTGATATGTCGGTGGCCGCAGACTTTGAAAACTTTTCAAGTCGCAACACGGCTGGCGAAGTGTCACCAGATATGGCCATCTCGATTGAAATATCGTCTGACACTGTAAACAATGTCGAGTGGCTGTCACCATCTGACGGGTTGTTGATTGGAACGACTGGTGGCGAGTTTGTTGCTGGCGAAGTTACAACGGATGAACCGCTGGGTCCTGGCAACGTCAAAATCACCCAGCAGTCATTGTTTGGCTCTAAGTCTGTTATCCCTGCTCAGATTGGCGATGTGCTGCTGTTTGTTCAGCGGTCAGGTAAAAAGCTGCGCGAATTACAGTATGAGTTTGCGTCCAATGGGTACAAGTCAACTGACTTGACCGTGCTGGCCGAGCATATTTCTAACGGGGGTATCAGCGATGTGGCATACCAACAAGAACCCCATTCCATACTTTGGGCGTGTCGTACCGATGGATTATTGCTTGGATTCACTTACAACCGCGAACAAGACGTTCTTGGCTGGCATCGCCATCCTGTCGGTGGGAACGGAATTGTTGAGTGCTTGGAGCACATTCCAAACCCAAATGGTACGCAAGATGACCTCTGGATGATTGTTCGTCGCACCATTAATGGCCAAACTAAGCGGTACATTGAGTACTTGGAATCTGATTTCACTGAAGAAAAAGTGTTAACGCAGGCGTTTTTTGTGGATTCTGGGCTGTCGTACAACGGTGCGGCTACCAGTACACTATCAGGGCTTGGTCATCTTGAGGGTCAGACAGTGCAGGTGCTGGTTAATGGCGCAGCACATCCTGACCGTGTGGTGGCCAGCGGGTCAATTAGTTTGCAAGTTCCTGCGACTACCGCATCGGTTGGGCTTGGGTATGACTCAGTGTTGCAAACCATGAGACTGGAAGCGGGTGCGGCTGACGGCACAGCACAAGGCAAGACAAAACGGATTACCAAAGTGGTCATTCGGTTCTTGGCTACGCTGGGTGCCAAGGCTGGACCAGACCTAAATACGCTAGATCAGATTGAGTTTCGTGGCGGGTCAGACCCAATGAACCAGCCTCCACCATTGTTTTCAGGCGATAAGCTAATAGAGTGGCCAAATGGTTATGACTTTGAAGGGTATGTGACCGTTAAACAAGAGCAACCCTTGCCAATGACAGTTATTGCAATCATGCCGCAGGTAAACACGCAGGATAGATAAATGGATGTTGTGCCGTTTGAGACAGAGCATTTAGAGACAATTATGCTGCAACCAGCACAACAGCATTTCTTTTCGTATTTTGACCCTGAATACGCGCAAGCATTAAAAGTGTCAGGACCCGCATTTACGGGCATTCACGAAGGCCAGATATTAGGGTGTGCAGGATTGGTCAAACAGTGGGAAAATAGAGCTATTGCGTGGGCTTTGTTATCTGCTGACATTGGCAACGAGTTTGTAAAGATTCACAGGGCGGTCTATCGGTTTCTTGATTTGACAGACTTTGACCGAGTTGAAGCCCATGTGGACGCGAATTTTGATCAAGGGCATCGTTGGATTCGGATGCTCGGGTTTACAGAAGAAGGCTATATGAAGCGCTTTAACCCGAACGGCGGCGATGCAGTTTTGTACGCGAGGCTAAAAAATGGCTGATCCAGTAACCATTGCGATTGTTGCAAGTGCTGCGGTATCTGCTGCTGGCGCTGTTCAGCAGGGCATGGCTGCGTCTGCTCAGGGCAGAGCGCAACAACAAGCACAACAGTACAACGCTGTCGTTAAGCAACAAACGGCTACATCTGCACGACAACAAGCAGGCGCACGGGAAGAGCAACAACGTCGCCAAGCCAGACAAGTAATAGGGCAACAAAGGGCTGCGCTGGCTCAAGCTGGCATTGGCATGGGCGGTTCAGCGCTGGATATTGAAGAGCAATCAATGGTTCGTGCAGAGCTGGACGCATTGACGATTGCCTACGAAGGCGAGTTGCAAGCCACGGGTCTGCTGGCAGCGGCACAACAAGACATATTTCAAGGCCAGTCTGCTTTGGCTGCTGGCAAAAATGCCCAGACTGCTTCTTACATTTCTGCTGGCGCGTCTTTATTGTCTGGCGCGGCATCGTATGGGTATATGACACGGGTTGGAGCGCCTGCCGAAGTTGTTGCTGGTGGCGCACAATCCTATGCCGTTACCGCACCAGTTAGCACTGGCATGAGACGAATTTAACGAGGCAAACATGGCGCGGATTCCGGTATATCAAGAACGTCAGCAAGTATCCCAGCTACGGTCAGTGCCTGAGCTAAGAGCGCCAGACACGGGCGCTGCTGCAATTGGGCGAAGTATGCAACAAGTCGGCCAGGCTTTGGGTCAGGTCGCTCAAACGATGGGATCAATCCAGCAGGAAAATGGCAAAGCATGGGCGGCACAAACGTCTGGCAACGAAATGTTGTTTTGGACACAGCGCACACAAGAGTTAAAACAAGAGCTTGGTCCTAGTGGCGCTGGCTACGTTACCAGGCTAAACGAAGAGTTTCAAAAGCGAGCTGATTCGGTTATTGGCGGCGCACCTGATAATGTTTCACGTCAATATTTGTCGCAAAATCTATTGAATTTGCGCAATACACTGCTTGGCCGAGGGCTTGAGTATGAAGCTGTTGAAGGCCGTGCGTATCGTGTTGATTCAATTAAGAAGGGCATTGAAGCCACGGCGTTTGCTATTGCACAGAACCCTGATCCCGTTATGGCAGAAAATGCCATAGGTGAGCAGTTGGCATTGATTGATAGCATGAATTTGTTGCCCAGAGAAAAGCGCGAACTGCAAGAGTATACAAAGAAAAGCGCGTCCAATGCGTACTGGTCATCGCTGGCACAGACAAACCCTGCTGCGGTTAATTCGTCTTTGTCAGCCAATACGCCAAACGTAAAGGGCGACGCTAATACGGCCAAGTTATTTGCGGCCATGCAAACAGTAGAAAGCAACAACAATCCTAAAGCTGTCAGCCCAGTTGGTGCAACGGGGTTGATGCAGGTTATGCCCGAAACAGCAATGGACCCTGGCTTTGGGTTACCAAACGTCTTTGAGTTTGCCAAATCAAAAGGTATGCCTTTTCGCGGACAAACGCGAGAAAGCGCTGATATGCTGCTTAAAGACCCAAAGATCGGGGCTGAGTACGGGCAAGCCTACATGAAAGCAATGCTTGCTCGGTACGATGGCAATGTGGTTTATGCCTTGGCCGCCTACAATTGGGGGCCAGGCTCTACTGATAACTGGATTTCTCAGGGCGCTGACATGAATCGGCTGCCCAAAGAAACGCAAAATTACATTCCTAAAGTATTGGGCATGACGGACATAAGCGTGGGTCAGGCTGGCGGCAGTCAAAACCCAATGCTGGCGTATTTGCCCCTTGGTGACCAGCTAAAGATTCTTCAGTCAGCTAGGGCAAACGAAAGCGCACAGATTGTTGAGTCAACGTCGGGCGCAGTATTCCGTCAGTTCGGACCACAGTCAGACACAGACCCGATTGAGTTGGATATTATGAATGACCACATTGATGTGGTTATGGCTGGTCGCACGGCGGCTGAACGCAGCGATGCCAAAACTTTGTTAAAACAGTATGCGGATGCACACAAGGCATCGGCAGGCCAGCGCCAAGCAGAGCGTGTGTCAGGCATTTGGACAAACGTGTTGGGCGGCGCACCAATGGCTGAGATTATTGGCTCGCCAGAGTGGAAATCGCTTAACGGCACGGAACAAAAGAAATTGATCACTGAGATCAATTCGTTTCGCACTCAGCCTACTCAGCCTAATCAATGGGCTGCTTATGAAGATATTAAAAGCAATCCAGCGGCATTGGCCGCTATGTCATCTGAGCAGATTCTGGCAATGGCTCCAGAGCTGGGCAACGAGCTGACAACCAAGCTGATTCAGGACAGATCAAAGCTGAATACGCCAGAAGGGGTTGCTGAAGTTAAGTACGATGAAGACGCATTCAAAATATTTGCGTCTAAGGCTGGGCTTAAAATATTTGACACCAAAGTTAAACCAAAAGAAAAAGAACGGATTGGGCAGTTTCGTTACGCTGTTGAGACGGCAATTGATGTGCGCCAAGCGCAACTTAAGCGGCCACTTAGCAGGGCAGAACAAGAAGAGGTTATGGGCGAAGTCTTAAGCAATAAAGTCTATGTTGATGAGTTTG